AAATGGAAAAAGGCGGTTTATGTACCAGCCTTATCCAAGATGGTTGACGAGATTTTGGATAATGCCATCGACGAGGCGATCCGTACCAATTTTAAATATGCTAATAAAATTAATGTATCGGTCGAAGATGACAAGATCATCGTAACCGATAACGGCCGTGGTATTCCTCAAGAAGAGGTATACGACGAGACCACTGGAGAGAATATTCTCAGACCAGTTGCAGCATGGACTAAGGTGAATGCCGGAACAAGTTTTGATGATGAACGAGTTACAATCGGTACAAACGGTGTCGGTTCAGCCGCAACCAATTTCTTATCCACAAAATTCCATGGTAAAACATGGCAGAATGGAACAATGGTTGAGGTCATCTGTAAGGATGGGGGCAATTATATTGATGTCAAAACAAAGGAAAAGGCAGGAAGTGGCACCGAGGTTTGCTTCATTCCCGACTATGAACTTTTTGAGACGGATTCAATTAACTCTTTAGATACGATTGAACTACTTGAAGAACGTCTTGTATCGCTTCAAATGTCGTTTCCGGAAATTCGTTTCTCTTTTAATAAGCGTCGGATTCAAGTTTCGGATCTGAAAAAATATTCTGCTCTGTTCAGTGAACACGTGGTAATTGAAAAATCAGATAACGTATCATTTTTCTTTGGTTCATCCGAGGATGGTTTCCGATCAAACAGTTTTGTCAATGGTGTGAATACACGGCAGGGTGGTTCATATGTTGACTATATTGTAAATGGTGTGGTTGAAGAACTGGTCACCATGATTAAAAAGAAACATAAAATTGATGTTGTAAAAGCCACAATTAAAAATGGTTTGACCTTTGTTCTATTCTCTCGAAACTTTGTCAATCCTAAGTTTGATTCACAGACGAAGGAAAAATTGACGAACCCAATGAGCAATGTAAAGGAACATTATGAGAGTGCTGAGTGCAAGGACTTTGTATTCTATGCTCGTAAAATTCTCAACACACCCGAGATCATTGATCCGATCATCGAAGCTCAATTGGCAAAGAAGATTGCAGCTGATAGACGTGCCGCAACCATGGCTCAGAAAAAACTTAAGAAGGTCAAGGTTGCGAAACACATTGCGGCAAATAAAGATGATGCTACACTCAAAATTGTGGAAGGTGACTCAGCCATGGGTTTCCTATTAAAGGTACGTGATCCTAATAAGGTTGGTGCATTTCCATTGCGTGGTGTTATTATGAATACCTGGGATATGAAACCAGCTGATGTACTTAAAAATAAAGAATTGAGTGAATTGGTTGCTGTACTCGGGCTAGACATTAATAACCCAAATAGTGTCGATGATATGACATATGGAAGTATTGCGACACTCACAGACGCTGACCATGACGGAATTGGTCACATCTCACCATTGCTGATTGCATTCTTCTACAAGTTCTGGCCGCGTTTGTTACAAGAACGGCGTGTTAAAATCACACGGACACCTATTATGATATCGACCAAAGGTAAAGATACAAAATGGTTCTATACATATGAGGAGGCTTCGGAATTTAAAGCCAATCAGGCTGGTTGGAAACACCGTTATATAAAAGGACTCGGCAGCCTTCAGGAGGATGAGTATCACGTTATAATTAATAAACCAACATATGACACAGTGACTGTGGACGATGTGAAAATTTTTGAAATGATGTTCGGTAAAGATGCCGGCTTGCGCAAGGAGTTTATGTTCGCATGAAAATAACAGACGAAAAAACTGTATCAGATCTGAAAAAGATTTTTTTGGAACACGGATTAGAATTTTATATTAGAAAGCAAAAAGGCAATGTTGTTAAAGTAAACTTTTTAGTAAAGGATGAGAAATGATGAGTGTTTTGGATTTTGTTGATGACAAACCAATGAAAGGTGACTACCCTATCTCTAAGGTGGCATCTAATGAGTGGAAATCATTCGCCATGTACACAGTAGAAGCTCGTGCAATTCCTAATATGATTGATGGATTAAAACCGGTACAACGATTCTATTTGTATTCATCAATTAAGAATTCTAAAAATGACTTTAAAAAGGTATCGGCTGTGTCTGGTATTATATCAGATTACGGTTATAACCATGGAGAAGCTTCCGCGGCAGGTGCTGGTCAATTAATGGCAGCTGAATGGAATAATAACATATGTCTGGTCGAAGGTAGAGGATCATTTGGAACTCGACTCGTGCAAGAGGCTGGTGCTGCCCGGTATGTTTACACTCGACTGCACAATAACTTTACAAAATATATTCACGATCTGGAATTATCACCTCAACACGATGATCCAGAGCATGAGCCACCTACGTTTTATCTTCCTGTAATTCCGTTGGTGTTGGCTAATGGTGCCAAAGGTATTGCGACAGGATTTGCAACAAATATCTTACCTCGTGATCCTAAAGCACTTATTAAGGCTTGTTCGGAATATATTAAATCCGGTAAAATTAAAAAGCGGATTCCTGTTTCATTTCCAGAGTTTAATGGTCTTGTTCAATTCAACGAAGAGGATGGCAGACATACAGTACTTGGTCGATTTGTGAAAAAGAGCAAAACTGTAATAATGATTAATGAAGTTCCATATGGCTTTGATCGTGAATCGTATGTAAAGATTCTTGACAAGCTCGAGGATGATGGTGATATTGTTTCATATGAAGATCTTTGTAATAAAAAAGGTTTTCAATTTGAGGTCAAATTAAAACAGAACACATCTGCAAATTGGACTGATAGCCAAATCATCTCAAAGTTTAAATTAAGCAAACCGTTTACTGAGAACCTAACTGTTATTGGACCACAAGGCAATCTTAAGGAATATTCTGATGAGCGTGATCTGATTAAGGACTTCTGTGATTATCGGTTGAGTATTTTACAGAAAAGAATTAATCAGAACCTAGAGAATGAACGTGAAAGTGCTCGGTGGCTCAATGTTAAAATGCAATTTATCCAGGCTGTTTTAAATAATAAAATTGAATTTAAAAATAAAAAGAAGGATGAGGTTGTAGTACAGATCCATAAAAATACGGATGCAATTTCTGGTGACATTGATAGGTTGTTACGAATTAATATCTTGAGCCTGACAGATGAAATGGTCAAACAGCTCGAGGTGGAAATAAATGAATGCCATACCAATATTGCCTATTGGACTGACACATCACCACAAGACCAATTCTTACAGGACATTAAAGGGCTGTAGTAACGGCCCTTACTTCTATATAAATAGTGGTGTTACATATCATTTAATGTAGAGGTATACAATGGCGTTAGCCCAGAACTATTTGACCCCCACCTCGTTTTCTATTGTGATTGATAGATTACCTAGTGTGGAATTTTTTACTCAGAAGGTTAATATCCCAAGCTTGTCGGCTGGTTCCGTCGAGCAAATTACGCCGCTTAATAACATCTACCAACCAAAACAGAAAATTGCGTTTGCTGATTTGGATGTCACATTTATTGTAGACGAGCAAATGGTCAACTACCAAGAGATTTTTGCTTGGATTAAATTAAACGCACAGCCAACTGAATTGGGTACATATAACAACGAAACAGACGTATCAGATATATCAGTAATTATTAATAACAGTCATAAAAATTCAAACATTAGATTTAATTTTATTGATTGTTTCCCTACCGATTTATCACCAATTTCATTGGATATTACCAACCAGGATGTCATATATCCTGAGGTAACGGCAACCTTCAGATATACATATTTCACAATCGACAATTTGAATGATTGACATTTCATAGTACCTATGGTATAATGTAATGTTGAAATAACTTAGGATTTTATAATGAGCACAGATGATATAAGTGAACTATGGGCAAAGGATTCTCCCATCGACGAGACAAATTTAGTTGGGGAATCCAAAAGGATCCCTACACTTCATAGTAAATACTACAATATGTATTTTAAGGAAGTACTGAGAGTCAAAAAGCTGCGATATGATTACAAAGAGCTTGAAATGGCAAAGCGTGATTGGATTGATGGATCCATGGCTGAAGAGGATCTACGTGAACGAGGATGGAGACCTTTTCAGAAAAAAGTTATCCGGCAAGATATGGATAAATATATACAAGCAGATCCTGACGTTATTAAGATGAGTCTCAAAATTGATTATCATTCAGCCAGAGCAAATTTCCTGGAAGATATTATTAAAACAATACACAGTAGAAATTTTATCATCAAAAATTGTATTGATATGCTCAAGTTTCAGTCAGGAGAATATTAAATAATGGTAGAGTCTATCCCACCCATTCTTCCAACACAGATTGTAAGTAATTACACTCGTACCTCTTGGGTAGGCGAGGACTTAGTTACAACTCACGTTGAACACCAAATGGTGAATGGCGCAATTCGTGTTCAAGAATTGGGATATACTCTATACAATAGGAACGGTGAACTGGTGGAATCACCAAAGCCATCAGGAACAAATGTGGACATTACTAGATGAGTGACATTGTAAATGTAGAATATTTAAATTCTGTCCATATGAGAATAGTATGTGATGCTGGTGTGAAGCAGGAAATTTCAGAGTTTTTCTCATTTCGTCCTGAAGGATATCAGTTTCATCCATCATTTAAAGCTAGATATTGGGATGGCTATATTCGTTTGTTCAATCCTATGAAACCTATATTATATGTAGGACTCTTGGAAAAATTAAGAGAATTTTGTGAGATTAGAGAATACGAATTTAATGTAGATCAACAGTTCCTTGACGAACCAGTCCCAGATGATTACGGCTATGAGGTAGCAAAAGAAATCAACTGTAAATTCACACCACGTGACTATCAGAATGATTATGTAGTAAATGCTATTAAAAAGAAAAGATCCCTATCGGTATCGCCGACATCATCTGGTAAATCCTTAATCATTTATCTTATACAGCAACATTATTATCAGGCCTTTCAGCATAGGACTCTAATCATTGTGCCCACAATTGGATTGGTCCACCAGATGAAAGGTGACTTTATTGACTATGGATGTAGCCCAGAGCACATTTATACAATACAAGGTGGGGTTGACAAGAATACGGTTGCTCCCATAGTAATATCTACCTGGCAGTCACTTATTAAATTGCCAAAGGAATGGTTTGATCAATTCAGAGTTGTGCTAGGTGACGAGGCACACTTATTTCAGGCTAAATCACTTACAAAAATTATGGAAAAACTCACTGATTGTGATTATCGCCATGGGTTTACTGGTACATTAAAATCAACAGAATCAAAAACACATAGAATGGTGTTAGAAGGTTGCTTTGGACCGGTTGTTAAATATGTGAGTACAAAGGATCTTATGAATCAGGGTACTGTTGCTGATTTTAAAGTAAAGGCAATTATTCTCTCACACGAAAAGGGTGCTAGAAAAGTATTTAAAGATGCCATAAATAAGGTCGACAAGGTTAAAAAATACCCTGCTGAACGAGAGTTCATTGTCAATCACGAAAAACGGAATCTGTTCATACGAAATCTGCTCTGGTCACTGGAAGGGCAAAACAATCTCATTCTATTTGACTTGGTTGAAAAACATGGTAAGATCCTAGAACCCTTGCTTCGCAAGGACGATCGTCACCTTCACTTTATATATGGTGCAACCTCGGGTGATGAACGTGAACGGATCCGACATCTTGTAGAAAATGATCCAATTAAACAACACGACATCCTTGCATCATATGGTGTATTCTCGACTGGAGTGAACTTGAAGAAACTTGATAATGTAATCTTTGCTTCTGGATCTAAATCAGAAATTAAAGTACTTCAGTCTATTGGTAGAACCTTGAGAAAAGGTAATGATGCAGACAAGGCTACTCTTTATGATATTGCCGATGATTTGAGCTCAGGCTCATTTGAAAATTACACTTTAAAACATTTTAGAAAGAGAATTGACATTTACTCTTCGGAGGAGTTTTCATTCCGTATATACACAGTAGATATTTAATTGTATTTTTAAGGGCATAACCCTATTATACACAATACTAAGCAAATGTCAACACGTAGAATGAAAAAAGTTTAAAAAAGTTTTACTAAATTTTGGTTGACATTTTTTCATATACGTGATATTATAAACAAAATTCACCTATTACTAAAAAGGAACTTGATTTGCTATGGCCGGAAAACGTAAAAAAAATTATGTAAACAATAAAGACTTGCTTGAGGCTCTTATAGTTTATAAAGAGGCATGCGCAGAGGCCGAGGACTGTGGGGATCCCACCCCTAAAGTTCCTGATTACATCGGCAGTTGCATTTTTCAGATTGCTACAAGACTAGCAACTAAGCCCAATTTCAGTGGTTACTCATATAAGGATGATATGATATCAGACGGCATTGAAAACTGTCTACAATACATTCACAACTTTAACCCTGAAAAATCACAAAACCCCTTTGCATATTTTACACAGATTATTTGGTACGCGTTCTTGAGACGTATTCAAAAAGAAAAAAAGCAGATGTACATTCGGTTTAAATCATCACAGATGGTAGCTCATATTCATGATTCGAATGATGTTGCAATTCATATGAATGCAGCTCCTGAATACATTAATGATTTTATCAGCGATTTTGAGGATAAGATTAAAACTAAGAAAAAGTGAGGGATCACATTATGAAAATTTTGATTTTTGGGCTGCCTGGTAGTGGCAAAAGTACTCTAGGCAAACCACTTGCAAATCTATTGAGTGGTGTATGGATTAACGCTGATGAGGTCCGTGGTCGTTATGATGACTGGGACTTTAGTCCAGAAGGTCGGATGCGCCAAGCTCAACGGATGCGTCATCTCTCTGATGGTGTCGTAATGGCTGGCAAGATTGCAATTGCGGACTTTGTTTGCCCTACAGAAAAGGCTCGACAAGAGTTTAATCCAGACTTTACTATCTGGATGGATACAATTAAAGAAGGTCGATTTGAAGATACTAATAAAATGTTTGAAGCACCGCCAAAGTGTGACTATCATGTAGCAGAATGGTTTGATGATACACACGAGAAACTCATGGAAGTAGTTCGAACTTGGATTGAACGAAATGACTGAGTCAGTAACACGTAAGAGACATTTGGCAAAGGCAATTACCTGGAGAATTATTGCAAGTATAGTTACAGCACTAATTGCTTGGTTTTTTGGATTGCCACCAAAGGCAGTTGGAGCCGTATTTGTAGCTGATTTGATTATCAAGTTTGTCCTGTACTATGGGCATGAACGAGTATGGTATAAACACATAAAATTTGGTTTGAAAGGGAAAAATGATGTTTGATTATAAAAAGCCTACAGTTCAGATGCTAGGTCGCTGGCAACCGTGGCATGACGGCCACACAACTTTGTTCAAAAAATGTGTTGACATTACTGGACAAGTTGTTATAATGGTAAGAGATGTAGGAGGAATTGTTGGTGAAGACGCTGGTGCTGGACGAACTGCTAAACAAGATGATAACCCGTTTGGAATCATTGAGGTGATTAATAACATTGAGGCAGGATTGTTACCGCATGGCTTTCAAAATGGATATGAATATCTAATTTTAGAAGTGCCGAACATCGTAGATATTAGCTACGGTAGAGGTGTTGGATATACATTTACAGAGCATGATCTTGGTGATGCAGTCCATAACATTTCTGCTACCAAGATTAGAGCCAAGATGAGAGAAGAGGGCAAACTTTGAAAATTGCAATTGTAACAGATATGCATATTGGTGTTCGAGGAGACAGTAAAGTCTTTCAGAACCACCAAGAAAAATTCTTTATGGAAGTATTTTTCCCATATCTGGATGAGCATGGTATTGATACCGTATTTGATCTCGGTGATACTTTTGATCGCCGTAAATATATTAATTATGTGAGCCTACAACGAGGTAAACAATACTTCTTTGAACAAATGGCTAAACGTGGTATTAAATACCATGCTCTTGTGGGTAATCATACGACCTACTACACAAACACGAACGAGGTAAATTCTATGAATTTGCTTCTTCGTGAGTATGAAAACTTTAAAATATATGAACACGAGCCAGAGGAACTACAATTAGGATCTACAAAGTTTCTAATGGTTCCCTGGATTACTCGTGACAATGTAGACAAATGTATGGATGCTATTTCAAAGAGTGATGCAAATGTTCTGATGGGACATTTAGAGGTACAGGGCTTTGAGATGATGAAAGGTACTGTTTGTACTCATGGTTTGGATATGAGTGTATTCGGTAACTTTGAATCTGTTTATTCTGGACACTTCCACCATCCATCACGGTATAGAAATATTGAATACCTAGGTGCCCCATATGAAATGACTTGGTCTGATTACCAAGGCAAACGTGGGTTCCATGTCTTTGACACCGAAACACGCGATG